ATCTCAAAAGCAAAATCGCGCCCACGGACGCGACAACCATCGACGGTATATGTAACTGCCGGTTTCGTGCCGCGGATACTGTTGCCGAACGCAACAGGCGCAGCCGAAAGGGAAGTGACTGGACCGAAAGAACGCTGCACCGGCTTGCTTTTAGCTTTGCGGGCGTTTCTCTTAAGTTGAACCATTTTTGTTTTTCGGATGATAAATGTCTATCTTTCATAGACGGTGTTATAAATTGTCATGGGCGTGAGAATTATTGTGGAATGTTTTTCGCTAGCCAATTCTCAACCCTCAGCGCTTCCTTCGGATTGTACTTCAGGTAGAGCTTCAGGTCCGCGGCTGTAACCGGCTTACGCTCCTTCTTGCGGAGCGGGCGGTACAGTTGTTCCACGGTTGAGACTTGGTTTAAGGCCGGAGGCTTTCCGAACCGCGTACGAACAGAGCCAGCAGGTGGCTGGGATGTTGCACGAGGCTCGTCAGGCTTCACAGTGTTTCGCTTGAACATTTCGTCGTTTTCTAATGTTTGTGTTTGTAAAGGGGCAATGGGTTTCGGTATACTAACTACTATTTGTTTCTTTTCGTTGCGGGTCTCCTTGGGTATATACGGATCTGTGGCATAGTACTTCAACACATCCTCACGGTACTCGTCCCCGTGCTGGATGAGATCGTTACTTCTCACTATTCCTTTAATCCCATTGTACAGTAGCCCTCCAAAAGCTCCGGCTAGTCCTCCGTAACGGAACCCACCAAGAACGTCACTGCCAATCTCCTCGGCTCGATTCTTAATGTAATTCCCGTACAGGGGGACATCTGCCAGAGCCGCATTGGGCTCCCGTATCCGCTTAAGTGTTGCGCTGTATATTTCATCAGCAGCAACCCTATGTGCCTCGTCAGTAAAATGCGCATATGCAGAGTCGTGAAGCCGGCTAGCTTCATCAACTGCGGAAAGAGCAGGCGTTTCGCCGAACTCAACCGATTCTTGCCATTTTCCATCGGACCAATAAGGACCGATATAATTCTCCATTTTTGTTTGTGCCCCGCCCTGACACTGATTCTTTTCTCCAAAGGTACCGGCTATCACGCACGGATTCTGACCTTAACACCGTTCTACAAATCCACAGCGGTGAACACCGTCAGCAAACGGTAATCCACACACTGCGTCAGCGAAGAGTTGCGACAGACGTCTCGTAACTGAGAGACGGCTTCGTCGATCGAGATCCCATATCTCTCCAGGAAGAAAACTTCCGTATCAGTGCTGGCCTTGTGACGTTCAACGGCCAGCGACTTGTAGATCTTACGCTCATCAGCGAACTCTTTAACCTTGACCCCAGTCAACTTGCCTAAGCAAATGCGGGCGTACTCGGCGAGAACGGGGATGAAACCGGCTTCATGCTGCAACCCATGCAGCATCCCTTTGACCTCGCCTTCAGACAGCTTCCTCAAACTGAAGCCCAGCTTGGGCAATCGCTTGCCTAGCTTGGGCCCCAGCACGAAACCGTCTTCAACGGGCCAGAACAGGGAGGAACAGTACTCCACATCGTACCACTCCGTACTCACTTTAACCTTGGCGTTGAAACCAAGAGTGAGGAAACCGGCGCAAAGCACCTTCTTCAACACCCGCTGCATTGCTACAGGCAAGTGTCCTTCGATCACCAGGAAATTGTCA